CTACATTACAGGCGATTTATCGTCTTTAACTTGGTTAAGCGTATGTGTAAGAACGCCGTGCACCGTAACATCATTCAAGGCTTCTCCTTCGATCGCCTCACCCTCTTCCGTTATCAGTGCCTGACCCAGTAGCTTCACAAACTGGTTTCTCCCATCCATGCTAACCAGCAACGTATCCCCTCTTTCTGGCTTCAGACTGACGTTAATAACGGCCCAGCCGCATGAAGTTTCAATAACCCGGCAGTTGTTGTCTACACCGCAGATAACATCTATCGTCATGCGCTGCTCCTGGTAATCCATGGCTGGCGATGGAAATCCCATTAGAAAACCCTCCCCATGTTACGCAGGATCCAGTACCGGTTCTCGCTGCCGTTTGTCGTCTTATCGGCGAAGTCCGGCTGGTATCGCTCGATCCATGTATTTGCATCCGCCTGGCTGAAATGCCAGTGCCTCTCCTGCAGTTCAGCGATGAACTTGTCTGTATGCAGACAGAGATAGCCCTTCGGGTTTTGCTGTATGGCCGCAATAAAAGCAGCACGAATATCCGGTTGACGAGGCATAAACGCACCCTCACTCGCTCATTGACTGTATACATATACAGTTGTATTTTTATAAAAACAGATCAAGCACAGGCAATTTTCACTTTTAAGAGGATCGGTATGTTTGTTGAACTGGTTTATGACAAGCGAAATGTTGAGGGGCTCCAGGGGGCCGGAGAGATCATCCTAGCTGAGCTAACAAAGCGGGTGCACAAGATTTTTCCTGATGCCGAAGTGAAGGTAAAGCCGATGCAGGCGAACGGCTTGAATAGTGATGCCAGCAAAAGCGATCGGGAAAAGTTGAATCGAATGCTGGAGGAAATGTTTGAAGAGGCCGATATGTGGCTGGTGTCTGAATTCCCGACGGTTCGCCAAGCTGGGCTGTAAAATGGTTCAGGCTGCCAGCTTCAATATTCACTGGCGGCCTGCATTATGTCTTACCACTACCTACCGGAAATTTTCGGTAGAGTGTTGAAACCCCTACGTCGTAAATTATTGCCACACGCTGGCGAGATTCCCCTGCTGAGATCAATCTCCCTGCCTGCGCCCATTGCTCATCCGTTAATTTGGGCCTGCGACCGCCGATCCGCCCTTTTGCTCGCGCAGCTGCTAAACCCGCCCGGGTGCGTTCAACAATGAGCTCTCTTTCCATTTCTGCCAAAGCCCCCATAACATGAAAGAAGAATCGGCCCATCGGCGTAGACGTGTCTATGCTGTCGGTCAGGCTGCGAAAATTAATGCCCCGCTCTCGCAGCTCCTCCACCAGAACGACAAGATGCCGCATGCTTCTACCGAGCCGATCGAGTTTCCAGACCACCAGCGTGTCTCCCTCCGACAAGATACGGAGTACCTTTTTGAGCCCCGGCCTCTCCGAGGTCTTTCCGCTTATCTTATCTTCAAAAATCAGTTCACATCCTGCGCTATCGAGCGCATTTCTCTGTAATGCGGTGTTCTGGTCATTTGTTGACACTCTCACATAACCAATAAGCATTGTTTTATCCCCTGCAAAAAGCAGAAAGCATGCCACTAGTGAGCAGAATGGTCATTCTCAAAAACATTGGTTTGGGAGAAGCGGCAAAACGGAATGTGGGCACAGGAGATAATCAGATACCGGATATGGGAGCATTCGCTTCTGGTTCGGGATGGTTCAGGCTACCAGGTGGATATATTGTTCAGTTTGGCACTTTTTCAGGAAACACAACCCGCTTTATCAGTGGACACTTCCCTATACCATTCCCTAATCAGCCGATGGTTTCAGTCAGTGTTATGTCTGATGCCGTTCAGTCAGACCCGTCGAATCCTGCCCCGCAGGTTTTGTCTGTAAATTTTGAACATATCAGTAATTCAGCGTGGCGTGTGGCAACCAGTGATATCTCACAGCAATACAGATTCAGTTATATTTCGATAGGACGGTAGAAATGCAGAAATATATTTTCAGTGCCGATAAAAATGCGTTTTTCCCTGTGGAGCTTAAAATCGCTTATCAGGAATCCGGCGAATGGCCCGATGATGGAATCGAAATTGACGACACTGTTGCTGCCGAATTTATGAAGGAAGCACCAGAAGGAAAATACAGAGGTGTCATCGACGGAATGCCTGCATGGATTGATATTCCACCGCCAACTCATGAGGAACAAATTGCCGCAGCCGAACTGAAAAAGCAGCAATTGATTAATCAGGTCAACGAATACATAAACAGTAAGCAATGGCCTGGTAAAGCGGCGATTGGTCGCCTGAAAGGTGAGGAACTGGCGCAATATAATTTGTGGCTGGATTATCTGGATGCACTGGAGCTGGTTGATACCTCCAGTGCACCAGATATTGAATGGCCTACGCCTCCGGCAGTTCAGGCCAGATGACATCCGGCGCGGTGCTGGTATCTGTTGCCGTCACCGCGTCAATGTAATCCAGCACAGCGTTAAGTCTGGTTGTTTCTGCCTGCGTCAACTTCCGTCCGGCCCGTAATTTCAGCTGAATCAGACTAATGGAAGCCATTGCTGCATCAATCAGCGACTGGCGCTGTGCTTCTGCCGCGTCTACTGCGGCACTATGCTGTGCCTCAGTATCCGTCACCCATTTCTCACCATCCCATTTATCGTATGGCGTTAACGGTGAAAGCGTGACATAACCGTCTTTGATGGCACCGATATAATCCACTGTAACAGCTGCGCCATTTTCGATTGAGTAAACAGTCTCATTGCGGTGGTCTTCTTCATGGCTCCATCCCTTACCCGTAAATACTGCCACTTTCCCCGGAATGCATTCGCCCGGGTCAATACCAGTGGAACAGGCGGGCATACTTACGCCAGTATTAATATATTCATCAGACCAGCCAGTATATTCATACGTAACTGCCTCATAATAAAAACAACGCATATTACCCGGTACTGTAGCCAGCCCATTTTCATCAAAAACAGGTTTCATTATGCAGCCCTCACAATATAATTAAAGGCGATGTTACGTGGACGGTTTTCATTAGCTGTTGGCACGACACGAGAGGCGTCGAATCCAAGGTCATCGGTTTTGCCTATAGCAGTTGTGTTATTCGCCATTGTCGCTGATCGTGTTCCTGCATCGTAAAAAGCCCCTCTGATTGCATCAAAAGACATGCCGATCCCGCCATCTGCGAATCCCTCAATATTTCTTATTGCATCCCCCTGTGAAGATAATAATTGTCGCCCGGCATCCACACCACGTCCGTCATCCCAGCCACGAATAAATTCACCGCGTAAATCAGGCAATTTATTTGTCGGGTAAGCCTTTGCCAGTTCCGGGTATTCTTCAGCCGAAAAAGCAGCCCCGTTGCATTTCAGCCAGCCTGTCGGCGGCGTAGCTGAAGGCCAAGGAACTGGTACGCCAACAGGCAACGCAGA